CTCCTCTTGCTCCAAAGTGCAGAGCAATTAATCAAGGTCGGAGATATTGCCTCTTTCTCCTTTCTATTTTCTCCCCCAAATTACCCTCAATAGTTTTATGTCACATTTAATGTCAGTTGGTGACCCTTTGACAATAGGGGGTGGGATTAAAAGTAAATTTTTCTGAATTACTCATCCCAGGCATTGACGGCAAGATTGCCCCATATTTTCTCATGGTAAGACGCGTCAAAAATATTCTTCTCCCTCAAAGTCTCTTCCGTAGGGAAACCCTGAAGTATCTCCTCACGAGTAACGCCCTTACGCCTCATCTCCTTAAAATCGTCATCAGTTGCATGGCCAATAACTTGACGCAACGTCTCAGCCTCTGGTAGGCCTAAGGCTTTGACAGCCTCACAATAAATCATCTTTAAGCCATACCATGCATAATGATTTGAGTTATACGTGCCATAGGCATGACCAATACAAGAAAGAATTATATCTAGCTCCGTTCTAACTCTATTCTCCTTCCCCCACGCACACCTCGCAAAATATTCTCTAGACTCACGGAAGGGGAGATAACGACACTGTCCCGTTCGTCTCATAGACGGAACAGGATTGTCGTCACTATCACGCCACGCATTTAGGACAAACTGATGGCGCAAGAAGGAGGCACCAACTCGCGAAAGCATACCCATTACAGTATCAGACAAAAAAGTTATTGGGAGGCGATCGTTGTACATACATTAACGTATACTTGTACATGAGAATTGAGAATACTATATAAATATGCGTTCCAGGTTGACGATTGTACTGTCTGAATGAAATAGTAAAGGGGCTCAAATACGTCCATTATACAGCGTGTCATCGACCCAATTATTATGGTTGTTGGCGGAATATTTGTATTCAACATTTGCATTCACACTCGATCGGGGTGTGACTGATACATCCCTGCTAGACCCTGCCCTGCTGGTTCCTTCCTTATCCTTCACATAATCGGGCCGATCATGGCTTGGGAACCTTATGTGATCTGGTTTTATCAGGGAAGGTGTGGCTGCGGCAAGCTTAGCTTGAGCTTGAGTAGCAGTACGCGGGTGCTTTCGTCCACCGCAGCATCGTCGCACACCACGAATAATACCCCATAGAAGGAGTGACACCAGGAGACCGGCTACAACCGTCACCGGGATGGCAATCTGGAGATTCGCTAAATACCATGCCTTGGCAGTTTCTAAAAATCCAGCAGCTTGGCACTTTCCAGTTACACAAGTACCGCCGAAGCCACAGGGAGATCCATCGATAAGCAGAGAGCTCAGTGTAACACATTCCTGTGAGTTTGCGGGATCCTGACATGAAATTTGACATGTTTTTTGATGAGCGGGACAAGCCGCTTGAAGCCCCATCGAAGCCCCGACAGTTTGACATTGTAGGGCGACAGACGTACATTGACCACTAGCACACGCCAGAC